AAGGAGTATCCCACTGCATCAGCACATAGTGGACACTTTAAGGCACTTCTTAATGAGTTGGCACTTAAGAAGTCATTTAGACCTGATATTATTTTCATTGATTACCTTAATATATGTGCTTCCAGCAGGTATAAGTCAAACCTTTCTGTCAATTCATATTCTTATATCAAAGCAATTGCTGAAGAACTTAGGGGTCTTGCCGTCGAAGCAAATGTCCCTATCGTATCAGCCACCCAAACTACTCGCTCTGGTTATGGTAGCTCTGATGTTGAACTCACTGATACTAGTGAGTCCTTTGGTCTTCCTGCTACTGCTGATCTTATGTTTGCCCTTATTTCTACAGATGACCTTGAGGGGTTGGGACAGATCATGGTAAAACAACTAAAAAATCGTTATAATGATCCTACTATTAATAAAAGATTTGTTATTGGTATAGATCGTTCTAAAATGAGATTATTTGACGTTGAGCAATCTGCACAAGATGATATCCTTGACAAAGGAAAAGAAGAAGAGTATACTTATAAAGAAAAGAGCACAAATCTAAAAGAAAAATTTGGAGCATTCAGCTTTTAACTTACACCCACAAAAAAGGTACTAAATCTATGAGTAACGTTGATACTAAAAAGTATGTAGAGTTTGTAGATGCAGTAACATCTAAAGAAAGTAAAAACTATCCTGATTTTGCTGCAAGAATCTTTGAACTTGAAAATGAAAATTTTCCTACAGAAAGACTACTTACTGCTGCTGTAGGAATGTCTGCAGAGGCAGGTGAGTTCACTGAGATTATTAAAAAGATTATTTTCCAAGGAAAACCTGTTAACGAAGAAAACATGTTTCATCTAAAACGGGAACTGGGTGATATTATGTGGTATGTTGCTCAAGCGTGTATTGGTCTAGACATTTCTCTTGATGAAGTTATGGAGATGAATGTTGCTAAACTAGTTGCACGTTATCCTGGTGGTAACTTTGACGTTCACTATTCTGAAAATCGTAAAGAAGGAGATCTATGACTACACGACAATTTGTAACTAAATCTGGCGACACTTGGGAATGGGAAGAAACTCCTGAAACTATTGAAGCATTGAAACAACTCCATGAGACAGTAAAAAAAGTAAACCAAAATAAAAATGAAGAAAATAACACTTGAGGATTATAAAGAAGTTGGTCCTGAGTTCTTTGAAAAATATTGGTATGTTGCAAAAGAACTTGGAGAAAATGCAAAGACTGAAGATATTCTAAAAGTTATGGAATCTCTTGCAAGTCTTGTAATGAAAAAACAAGTAGAAGAGAAAACACCTTTTGGATTTAATAAGAAAAAAGAATCGGAGACTCCTTGAGAGTCTTTTTTTATAAATACCAATATAAAGAGTATTTTTATAAAACTAATGGAAACGGTAAATCTACAATCTCTAATTGAAGCATATTCTGCAGTTTATGATGAAGAACTTCGTGAAGAATATTTAGAAGAAGATTATTCTTTCATTGATGGTCTTGATGATGAAGAACTAACCGATGTTGTAGAAGAAGTTATTTACGATCTTCTTGATGAAGGTTATGAGGTAGAAGAACTAGAAGATCTTTTTGAAGATACTTTCCTAACTGAAGCAAGAGTTGATATGGCAGCTCGTGCTAAAGCAAGAAGTGACTATGCTAGATCTTCAGAAAAATCTGCTAGACAAGCTAGAAAAGCAGGTGCCGCTGTAGTTAAGAAAGAAAAGAGAGAAGAAAGAAAAGAAAAAATTAAGAGTGCTGCAAGAGGAGTTCTTTCTTCCATTAAAAAAGGTGTAAAGAGAGCAGCAAAAAAAGTTGGTATTGGTGTTGAAAAAGCGAAGCAAGCAATGCAGGGTAGAGATAGATCTGCTGAAAGATCTACTAGAAGAGCAAAAGCAAGCATGAAAAAAGCTGCTGTAAAGAATATTCGTAAGGCAGTGACTGGTAAAGCAGAAGCACCTAAGCCAACGCCTAAGGCAGTGGAAAAGAAAGTATCTAGAAAGGATGTAACTGGATCAACTGGTGCTGGTGCTGCTGGAACTATTCGTTCTAAGTCCACTACTGGTTCTGGAGATGGTCCTTCAAGCAAAGGAAGAGCACTTCCTCCAAAAGGAGCAACTTCAAGAACTGATGCTGGAAATCTAAGAAAACCAAGTCAAGTTACTTTTGCTCTCTCTAGAGCAGCAAAAGCAGGTAAAAAGAAAATGGAGAAACTGAATAATAGTTTTGATATGTTTGATATTGTAGCTGATTTCCTAATATCCGAAGGACTTGCTGATGATTTCTCTGAAGTAAACTGGATAATGGCAAATGAGATTACAGAAGAGCATATGGAACAGATTGCAGATCTTTATGATGTCCAAGAACTTTTTGGTTTAGGTAAAAAAAAAGCTAACAAAAAACCTTTAGGGTCGGGCGATACAGAATATCATGGAAAATCTATGATTAAACCTAAACCTAAAAAACCTTATAATGTAGACACTAGAAGACCTGAAGTTACTGTACATACTTATGGTAAAGGCGGAAAAACTGATAAATTTAAAACCAGAGGTAGAGTTTGATATTTAAGGCAAATGCCTAGAAAAAAAAGAAAAAGTACAGTAAAATATAAATCGTTTCTAGTTTCTCAAAGAGAGAAACTAGAAGCGCAAAGGGCAGAAAAGGAAAAAAGAAATAAAACTAGATTAGAAATACTTGAAGAAAGGATAGAAGGTCTTACTGATGCAGAAGATATTATGGTAGAAATCATTGATGTATTTGATGATTTTGATGTTGCTCCTGATGTTGGTAACTACTATACTTTTATATACAATGCAAAAACTCCTAACTTACTTTATGATCAGCATCCTTTAGTTGCTATTCTCGAAGTTAATCGATGGGGGTTTGTTGGTTTGAACTTCCATTGGGTTGGATTAGATGGCGCAGATATTAGAAACTATACTTGGCCAGAAGTTGCAGGTTATTTCCATAAGATAGATAATGATGAAATAATGTCTATGAGAAATATAAAATATGCTAAGTTTTTGAGAAAATAAATACAATATATCAGTAAATAGTATGAAAAGGTTTAATCAGTTTTTATCTGAAGCACAAGCATCTTTAGCATCCCAAAGAGCTAAGAAAATGGGACTCAGAGGAGATGGCCATGGTGGATGGTATAATGCGTCTGGAGAGTTTGTTGCAAAAACTGAAGCAGGAGATTTGAAGTTTTATACCAAGGGTCAAAGACCTGGAAAGGATGTACCAAATCCAGCAAATAAAGGACCAAAGATAGAAAGAAATCCAGAACCATCTATACCAGAAACAGAAGAAAATGGTGGGGCAAAACTTACTATAGTATTTGGTAGATTTAATCCTCCGACTAAAGAACATAAACAACTATTTGTTTCTGCAAGAACTGTAGCAGGCAACTCGGATTTAAAAATATATCCTTCTAGAGTTCAAGATTCTGAAAGAAATCCCTTAAAACCAGATCCCAAAATTGCATATATGAAAAAAATGTTTCCTGATTTTAAGGAAAATATTATTAATGATGAAAAAATGATAACTATATTTGATGTTCTTCAAGCTGCTGAGAATGATGGTTATAGTGAAGTAACCATTGTAGTTGGATCAGATAGACTTGCTGAGTTTAGAAGTCTTGCCCAAAAGCATAATGGAAGTGTATATAACTTTAATGATATTACAGTTGTTGCTGGTGGAGAAAAAGATTCTGATACAGAGCTAGCTTCTAAAATGAGACAAGCAGCTATTGAAGATAATATAAATGCATTTAGAAGTGGAGTTCCTCCATCATTTAAAGACATTGAAAAACTTTTTAAAGATGTTCAATCTGGAATGAAAGTTAAAACTAAAGAGGAGATCGAACTTTGGAAAATATCTCCAAAATCTCATTATGCTTCTCTTAGAGAAAAATATGTAGATGGTAATATTTTTAAAACTGGAACCATTGTAGAGAATCTTAATACTGGACTCAGAGGGAAAATTATTCGTAGAGGGACAAATTATCTTATTTGTGAAACGCAAGATAATCTTATGTTTAAATCATGGATAACTGATGTTATGGAAAGAAAATCTTTTACTGACGTTTGTGGTGTTACAGCAGATAAAAGAGAAGTTGGAACTCCATCATTAACTCAATATACTATGAAAATGTCTGATATGTATACTATTAGGAATTTTATAAATAAGTATAAGGCCAAAAAGTAAAAGCTTATACTAATGACTCATCTTAACGATATTTCCAAAATTTATTTGGATCAAATTGCAGAAGAAGGTGCTGATAGACTAAGAGATCGTCGTATGGAGACAGGTGGTGTAGATGGAAATACTAGATATCCATCTTCATCCAAACCATCTTCTTCAACTGGACCTAAGAAAAAACCATCTGGCAATTCTATGGATGCCTTTAATCAAGTTGTTGCTCAACTAAAAGCAAAGCATGGTGATAATGCTGTTATAGCAAGCACAAGAACTAGAACTAGAAGAGAAGCACTTGATCCTGTTGGAAAAGAAGATGATGATATTGATAATGATGGGATTAAAAATGACAAAAATGATAAGTATATAAAAAATAAGAGAAAGGCAATCTCCAAAGCAATCTCTAAGAAAAAGGGTGATGATGAATGTGAAAAGTGTGGAAAGGAAGAATGTGATTGTGATGATGTAAATGAAATTTATATGATTACTCCACCCAAAAAAAGCAACAAAGATAAGAAAAAAACAAAACCAAAAACTTGGTATGATAATGATAAAGAAGCTAATGAAGAAAGAAATATTCATGGAGAAATTGAAGTTCCCTCTGGAGATTTAAAGTCTCTTGTAAAGAAAGCAGCAAAAAGAATAGATACTGATGTTGATGGTGATGTAGAACATAATGATCAACATAAAGGGGAATATGGTGAGTTCGTTCCAACTCCAGATGGTAAAAGAAAGTTTAGTGGACCTAATAAACTAAGAAAAGAGTCATTCTCTGATTGGAGAGGAGATCTAATAGAACTTGATGATAAGTATAAAAACAAAAAGGATAAAAGTGAAAAGATTAATGAAATGCCAAAAGGAGAAAAAAATACTGTAACAATAAATCCAGTTTTAGAAAATGCAATAGAATCTATTGATGGAATAGTATTAGAAGATATTGAATATGAAAACTCTGGACCAGTAGATATTTTTGAAGAAATCACTGATGCTGAGATTTATTTGATGAATGAAGATTTTATTCATCAAATTGTTGAAGAAACTATTATTGAACTTCTTGATGAAGGTTATGATTTAGATTATATTGTAGATTCAATCGTTGAATCTGTTGATAACTCATTACAGGTTCTTGAAGAAGGGTATGCTGAAACTGCAGCAAGAAAGCGTACTGCTGATGTTAAAAGAGCGAAGTTGAGAGCAGTTGCAAAAACACAAAGAATGTCTAGAAGGACATCTGCACTTGATACTGTAAAATCTTCTGCTCAAACAACAGGTCAAAAACTGAGAGGGATGGTTAAAAAAGGGGTAAAAGGTGCCTCTTATGCAACTGGATACGCTGCAGGAGCTGCAGTAAGAGGAGCAAGAAAGATTAGAGATGCTGTAAAAGCAGGATATTCTAGAGGATCTGAAGGATCTCAATCTTCTGGTTCTTCTACATCTTCTACATCTTCTAGATCTTCTGGTTCTTCTGGTTCTTCTGGTTCTTCTGAAAATAATAAAAGTTCTTTAAGAAGTGCTGGTTCTTTTATAAAAAAAGCGATTAAGAAAACTGTTCGTGTTGGTGCTCGCGCTGTTGAGGTTGGTGCTGGAGCAGTTGCTGCTGGTGCTAAGAGTGTCAGAAAGAGAATGTCTGAAGAGTTCTATCAAGAATCTTGTGAGATTGCTGCTGAGTATTTTATTGAAGAAGGTTTAAATGAAGAGGGTGTAGCAATCCTTATTGAAGAACTTGGTTTGAATGATTTTGCTGATTATGTTTATGAACTTGCAGAAGAGGTTCTTCTTACAGAATCATTAACAGAAGCAAGAGCAGGTGGTGTTAAGGTTACTCCTATGACAAAGACTGGTAAGTCTGTAGCATCACTTAAAGGTGGATCTAGAACATCTGCCATTAAACGCCTTCGCAAAGAAAAAGCAGCAAGAAAAGAAGCAGAAGCAAAAGCATCTGCAGCAAAACCATCTGGAATGAAGGCAGCACTTCAGAGTCAATCAAAAACTGCTGCTAAGAGAAACACTGCTGTATCTAAAGCAAAGAGCACTCAACCTAAGAAAAAGGGTGTATTAGATCGTGTTGCTGGAGCAGTTCTGAGCGGAATTAAGCGTCATAATGCTGCGATGGATGCTGCTAGAGAGACTGGTAAAACTATTTCTAAGGCGGCAAAAGTAGGTGCTAGAGGTGCTCAAGAGTTTGGTAAGGGATTTAGTTCTGGAGTAAAGACTGCTGGTAAAGCAGCAAAAGATGCTAAAAAAGTTATATCTTCTGGAGTAGAATATGATGAAGAACTAGTTGAAGGACTTCGTTCTGCTGTAAAGAGACTTCTTGGTGGAAAGAAAAAAGAAGAAGCACCTAAACCAATGAGTAGAGGTGAGCAACTTCGTAGGAAGCATAATGTTGGACCTGAGAAATCTGATACTTCTGCTAAGAGACAGATCCTTGATCGCACTCGTGCAAAAGCAGAGAGAGACGAGAAAGAGTTTGGCGGTTCTGTATATACTAAGTCTGTTGCAGACAAGTCTGCAGATGCACATGACCGTTACTTAAAAGCGGGTTACAGCAAGTATGGTGCAACACATACTGCTGGTAAGGCTCCTAAACAAGGTAGCGGAAACAAAGCAAGAAGAAGAGCAGCAGCACTTCAAAATAATGAGTTTGAATGGTTGATTGATTCTTTAATCTCTGAAGGATATAATCTTTCTTCTTATACGATAGAAGAGTTTTATGATCAAGTGATTGATATTGAAGAGGGTCTTAAGCAAGCACGTAAAAATGTAGGTGCTTCTAAATGTTGGACTGGATATAGAGCAAAAGGAACTAAAATGGAGGATGGTGAAGAAGTTCCTGATTGTAAAAAGGAGTCTATTAATCTAAAAAAGCCTCAATGGGGACAGTGATCTCTGATTTTCAGACATCAAATGCTCCCCAATTTAAAGGCAAATCAATGAGTAAGCGTCGCCAAATGGCAATCGCAGCAAAGTTAAATACAGAAGGTGCTGAGACTGGAGTTGATATGTCCCCAAATGAAGTTCTTTTACAAAAAAGAGCTTCTATGATAAGACAACAAATTGAAAAAGTTAGAAGACAATCTTTACAAAAGATCAAACCGAATACAGTAAATCAACAACAGAAACAAAAATAAATCATATATAAATTGTACTAGATTCAGGTAAAACATATGTGGTCAGCATTTCTTCCATTTGCTAAAAGTATAATAAATCACCTTCTTTCACAAGAAGAAGTTCGTCGTTATGTGATTACTATTTTAAGAACTTTAGCTGCTTCTACTGATAATAAATTAGATGATGGTGCTGTAGATGTTGTAGAATCTTTATTATTTAAAAAGGATTGATAATCATAATAAATAGTATAAATCAAAAAAAAGGAGAGGAAACTCTCCTTTTTATAAATATTTTTTAGTTAAACTCTTTTAATAGGTAAAAAGAATGGCACTCTGGGGTAATAAAGATTTAGTTTATAATGAAGGTACAGTTTCTGTTAACCTTGAAACAGGAGTGGTTAATGGTACAGTTGGAGTAACAACTTTTACATCTGCTGTTTCTGAAGGTGATGTTATTACAGTAGGTACTGGAGCAACTTATGGATATGCAGTGGTAATCGGAGTTACCTCTACAACTCTTTCTATTGCTTCTACTGATGGATTTGTTGCTGGTCTAACGACAGTACCATCAGGAACATCTTATTTTGTTTCACAGGAACCAATTTATACTGTTGTAGATTCTGTATATAGAGCACCTGAAGCAAAAACTTCTGGATTCTCAACAAGTCCAGTAACAACTGGTGTTTTTGGTGTAGATGAAATAGAAGTCAGTATAGCATCAACAACAGCATATGCAGTAACTCATGGTGGATGGGTTGGAATCACATCATATATTGATATGCACGGAAACCTCAGAGTTAAAAATGAAGTTTTAGTTGCTGGTGGTATTCTTACAACTACAGATTCAGACGGTTCATTATTTTGATATTATTCTTAAAGTATGAGATTTGATGAACTTAATGAAGATAACTTTTTATTATTTGCGATAAAAAACTATGAAAATCCTCAAGCAGTAACAAAAGAAGATTTTAATAGAGATCTTAATCATTTTAAATATATTAAAAGGTTATTAAAAAGATATAAAAAAACGGGTGAGATTAGAACTCACCTTCTAATAAATCATTTTGTTATCCTATACAATGTATTTGGGGAAGCAACAACTCCTATGCTATTTCTAAAAATAGAAAAGGAAATGTGGCCCCAAGTAAAAACATTTATTCTGTTTCTAAATAAACTTCCAGAATATCCAAAAACATATATTCATGATATTCAAGTTGATTTGAAATGTCTAAAAGAACTTCAAACTATCTTTAGTAAAAATGGATAAGATTGATAAAGTAATACAGCATTTTAGATCTTTGAGAGAAGAAATGGGTGCTTCTTCTGTTCCTACAAATAATCTTTCTTCTGGCAATATTGCTGGCACTTCTCAAGCAGGAGATGATCCACCAATAAGAAAAAGAAATAGATATATTTGGTTAAAAGGTATTAGGAAAAACTGGAAAAAATAAATAATAATATGTTATTGGCAAAAATGCCAAATGGAAAACAAAACAACATCCTCTTCGTACAAAATACTTAAACTGACTAATACTGTTGTTAAATGGACTGGTGTTGTTACATTTTATTGTAATAAAAAACTTCAGTTATTCTGGTAAAACAAATGCTTGGTTTAGGTAATAAGTTCGCAGTTTTAGAATCTAAGTTTAATATATACGAAGATTTGTCAAAAGAAATGCTCGATAAACTAGAAAGAGCTGTTGCTACTATTTCTGAAAATAGTAATAGAATTGCTATAATATTAGAAAGACATGAAAATAAAATAAATGAAACTGATAAATCATTTTCATTGTTAAAAGATATGATTGAAACTGTTGAGAAAAAAAACTCTTCTGAGCATAAAAAAGTAGAACAAAATATTTTAAAAATAGAAACTAAAATAGATGATTTATTTAGATTTAGATGGCAAGCGGGGGGAGTTCTTATAGTTTGTGGTCTTATAGTTGGTGCTCTCGTTAGTGGATTTATTTCTGGATTTTCTACATCATTGACAGAACCTGTTCCAAGTGTTAGGATAGAAGAGGAAATAAGATAACTTTTGTTCATGGATTTTATTGATACCAAATATATTGGTATGCTTTCTTTAAAACTTGAAAAGTTTAAAAAAGTAAAAAGTGATTTATTTAACTTTAGATGTCCTATTTGTGGAGACTCTAAGAAAAATAAAAATAGAGCAAGGGGATATCTTTATAAAGTAAAAAATAATACAAACTTTAAATGCCATAATTGTGGCATCAACATTTCTTTTAATAACTTTTTAAAAAAAGTTGATAACGAACTTCATAAGCAATATATTTTTGATAAGTTTAAACAGGGAAGTACAGGCAAAAACTTTGTTACAGAAGAACCAAAGTTTGAGTTTAAAAAACCCATTTTTTCCAATACTGTTAAAATAAATTTACCTAAAGCTTCTGAAAATCTTGAAGCAAAAACATATCTTGAAAGTAGGAAAGTTAATCCAGATAAATTTTATTATACTACAAAATTTAAAACATGGGTTAATAGTTTAAAAAAGACTTTTGATAACACAAATTATGATGAAGCAAGAATAGTTATTCCAATTGTTTATGATAATAAACTTGTAGGACTTCAAGGAAGATCCCTTGGTTCTAGTGAGGTTAAATATATTACTATCATGTTAGATGAGGAAGCGCCAAAAATTTATGGACTCGACAAAATCGATAGAACAAAACCAATCTATGTTACAGAAGGACCATTTGACAGCACATTCATTCCAAAT